GTGCTTCTCAAAGTCGATATGGTCGAGGTTGCCGAGGTAGTCCATGAAGTCACCCCCGCGCGACCCGTTAGAGCGGGCGGCGGCTAGGGCCAGGGTTTTCAGTCTGCGGTTGTGCGCGTCTGTGTTCATACCCCTTGAGGGGGGCCTATGCACTTAAACCTATTTATCACTAAGTGCATTTTTTACACCACTATATAAATGAACATAATGTTTATAGACTGTCGGCCCTTGCGGGTCAAGTTTACTTTTTACACTAGGTGTGACAAACTTTATACCCTGAAAACGAAAGAAGAAGAGATAAAGATTCCGCAGAGAAAAACCGTTGTACTGCGAGCAAGTCGGCCTAATTGTGCTTCTAGGCCGGCCCAAAAGCCCAAAATCGACGTTTTCTGAAAAACGTTGTACTGCGACGGTGTAGTTTTTACACCGAGTATATAACCTTTGGGGTCGAAAAATGGTCGTTTTCACTATATCAAGTTTACGTCACCTAGTGTATTTTTTACACCAACTCGCCCCGCGACCCGAAGCCCAATTCAAAAGGGCTGTCCGCTTATAGTCTTTCCGGGCCTTTATAAGGGGTCAACCGAGACACAGAACCAAGACAGCCACCTAGGAAAATATGACGGGTACGACTACGTTTCCCCGTGGGTAAGAGGTGAGTCCTTCCACCAGTACGGGCGCGTCAAGTGCTACGGAGGTTATGACGAGTGGGGGCAATGGCAATCAATCACCCTAGATGAATTGAAACTTGTCATAGACCAACCGTATTACGACCCAGAAGAAGAGGCGCGAGATAGAGGATGGTCTCGCCCGTGCGCGTGGTGCTTCGATTTTCCCTCACAGAGTAGATTCAAGAACGGCATTACCGACCGCGACCGGATGCGTAAGAAACTTCAACACCGGCTCAAGATGCGAGCGGACCGCAGGGAAAAAGAAGCCCTAGTCTTGAAGAACAAGGGATTCAAGCCATGCAGAATGAAAGCCTGTAACGGACGCGCACATAAGGCACACATCGACCCGGCCACGGGTAAGCCGGAGAAATGTCCGGTCATGTCCGGCCTAGGTAGCAAGGGCGGCAAGTCCGGCACGGGTGCGAGCAAGGCCCGCAACGGTGCGAAGAATGGCCGGTCGAAGGGTGGCCCTAAAAAGAGGACTCAAACAGCGGCACGACTCAAAGCCGGAGAAATCAACCTCAAAACGGCGGAGGTTGTCACTCATGACCCGTTCGCTTACTATCAGGATAAAATAAACGGGGGTGCTTGAATGAGCGAGGTTGCTTTCATAATAAAAGAAATGCAAGAGGCCCGCGCCGATTGGCAGAGAATCCTAGATGCACGAAACGCAGAAGTCGCAAAGATGAATTTGACGCTTGCGAACAGAGAAAGACAAAGTATATATACTGACAAGATAACCCAGATACAGAACCGAACCGGAGACAAGAAACAATGACAACGAAAATTGAATATGTAGCAGAAATAAAAACGTGGTTTGACCGCGTGAACGGAAACAGTTATTTTTCAGCGAGAGTATACGACTTGAAAAATGACCTTGTGGCAGTCGTGCCGTTTCAATACGGGTACGGCACACATCCCGATTTCGTCACTATCAGGGCGATTCAGAATTACGAAGGCATTCACGAAGTGGCTAACGATACGTTCCAGAGAACGAAAATTATAACCCACGACTACGGTCTAAAGAGGGACTGCGTAAGGTGGGGCGAAGAGCCTGAGTATTTCATGGGAGTGGTTCAGCAAGAGCAATTTGTTTCTGAGGGGGTCACAAGATGAGAACGGGCTTTTCAATCAACCGTTTCCTAGACGGTCACAGAATGTACCCGATGCGCACACCCGGAGGTAACAACGCCCGCAACCAGTGGATTCATTCCGCTGATGACAGAGTATGGTTCACCTCTTACGGGACGACGATTGCAGAGATAACCACGGGCAACAAAGTTATCCTCCATGCGCCATACTGGGACATGTACAGCCAAACGACCAACCGATATTTGCTTCAATTCCTAGGACTTTCAAGCATTAGCGAAGTCCGCGAGAACGTCGCAAACGGCGAGTATTTTCAATATATCAGGAGGGTTGATTGAATGGGGCAGGATGACGGCCACTGTGATGAATGCGGGTGCCAGTTGCACCCACACAGCAAGCAAGAATTTTGTAAGGATTGCTTAGAGGGCATGGAAAGCGATTCATGGTCTATGTGGGGGGATGGCTTAGGATGATTACTTTGGCAGGTATTTTCATACTAAAATTAATCGGAGGTGATGACATGGACGCCTAGCGCCATGTTATGATTTCCCTAGGGGGAAAGGAGGTTGAACCGGATTGCTACAGGCAAGGCATGAGTAATTTGGTTCATTTGTCGTGCGGATTTGGTTTTTTCTTGGTTCGTTGTTTTCTTTACCGCACGGACTCCCCCCCGACCTTTTTTTTATTTTTTTAACATAACACAAAGTATATATACCGTCGGCCCAAGGTGTATCGGCAACGCGCCGACGCGAGGCACGGCAAAGGATATTTTGACGCTTGCGAACATGAAACCGCGCACTTTATATATGTCAGTGTATACACAAGGTCATGGAAGAAAACGGCAGAACTTACGAGCAAGTGATTGCAGAAGAAGAGGAAAAAAGGAGGAAGAAATTCAACAGCCTCCGCAACGCGAAGAAAGATATTTGGTGGTCTATTCACGGCGCAATAGAGAACGTTCAGTATTGGGATGAGGATTTCATCGAGAGTCTGACAGAGGCACAGAAGGAGAGGTATTACAGAGCCTTTAAAGAAATCTCGGACATGATTGCAAGAAAGGCGGGCTTTGCGTGGGTAACGATTAACGCCACAGAGTCAGTATTGAGGGAGGTGTGAAAATGGAACCAGTGAAGATAACGAAACTTGAGAAGCAATTATTGACGGACATCGCGCACAGCGACCATTCAAGCGACGGTCACGGCTTCACGATGTGGGTCGGCGTGGGATATGAAACCCTTCCCATGAGACAGGTACGCGCTCTAATCACGACGCTCCAAGAGAAGGGCGTTATTTCATACGAGCCTCCCTGTCGCGATTGGCCCGGACACGTAGGTCCGGTAGCCAAATTCATTGAGGGCGGGGAAAGGGGAGTCAATGCGCACGGTAGCGAGTGGGTCAAGCCTGACCACGACAAATTTCCCGGAGAATGGGATAACTGCCCCTTTGAGGACGGTTGCTTCGGATGCAAATACATCAACTTAGAGGTGATTGAGTGAAGACGATGAAGGAGGCCGTCTATGACGGGATAATTTCCGATGTCGCTTGCATGGGGTGCGGCTCAAAGTCACGAAAACTATACACCATCAACGAGGGATGCTATGCGAATTACATTCTTTGTCGTGCTTGTCTCCTGAATATCAAAGGGGAGGTGTTTGAGTGAGGCGGATTAGAGAAGATTACGGGTGGTACATAGAGCGCGCAAGAGAGGCCGCTAAGACTGATGGAGTGTACCCGGTGTTCAAGGACAAGTGGGGAACCGAAACTTACGAAAAGGGAGGGTCCACATGGGTACGCGAGGTAGTCGTGGGACAAGAACGGGACTATATCGAATCTCACAAGGTGTTACAGCCTTACATAGCGGCGGTACTCAATTACCATTTTGACAGGGATTTCACTTATGACGAGTGGCAAGAATACCGCGAGGAATGCGGCAACGTCCACAACGGCTACATAATAGAGTGGCGCACCGGGACGAAGATACCGAACAGCCAAGACGACGAAGACGCGCTTGTCATAGTGGCTATGATGGAGGAAAACAAGTCTCTGAAAGCACGGGTGAAGCGGCTAACGAAAGATGTTAACGAAGGTTTAGGCACAATAGACAGGCTCAAGAAAATTATCAAGAAGCACGAAGACCGATGGTCATACAGGGAATCGGTGCTTTGAATGAAGGTGTATCCCGCTACAAACCGCCTTTGGTGCGTCCCTCATTGGGGTAGTTTCGAAACTGCTGAGGTGAGTTTCGAAAGCAAAAATGTCACCGTGGCACTATAGAGAAGGAGATGAAAGCATGAAAATGAATGAAAATCTGAGAAAAATAGCGAATGAAACATTGAAGGCCGGGGCAGAATACCGGAACCTATGGAACGAAGCCATAGACCAATTAGAGCGCGAGGGTTGGTACGAATTCTATGACGAGCATGAATTACCCGTACCGCTTGACGAGTTGGCTTTGGCGGTGGCTTCTGTATGGGAAGAGTGGAGAAACGAGGTGATTGAATGAACAGTAACTTTAACACTAAAGATAAAATCAAGGACAGGCAAGAAAGCGTGAAGGCTCTGTGGGAAATGGAGTTTGGAAATCTAGGATTGGAGAGGTACGTTCCCGAAACCGGATGGGGTTACAGCGTAGTCAATAGAACGTGGTGCGACACCATCAAGTACGAGGTTTGCCCCTTCTATGACGGCGACATCCCGATGGAGATGGATGTAGTGATGTGCCGTGACTTGAAAGACGTAGGCGAAGCAATACGCTTGATAATGACCGGCGAGTTAGCCAAAGAATACGGGGTGGAATTATAATGATAAAAGTAATTTGCCCGAATTGTGGAAGCGATACCGCCCTTTATCTTGACGACCCGAATGATGACACTATGAGGCGATGTATGAGCGCCGTGAATAACGGGTGGAAGGGGCGATACGCACAATGTTACGCGGAGGAAGAATCGACGCTTGCGAACGAGGAATAGAAGTATTAATATAGTAGTAAATGGTGGAAAGAATATGGCAGAAACAGTAGGAATACCAACGACTGAAATACTCAGCGCGTTCAATCGCGTTGGACAGGAAGCAGTAGGAAGCACAGGCATGGAAGTGTTGAGAAACGCGGGCATGGATTACAGGGTCGAGATGAGACCCATCTATGACGCAAACGGCAACGCTATGGACACCGGCTATCGTGTGATTACAAGGACGGACACGGGACAGGCTCTCGGAGTCACATCAAAGAAGTATGGAATCTTCCAGAATTCTCAGATGATTGACCTCATAGACAGGCTATGCAACCACACCGGGGCGCAGATTGACCGCATCGGACAGGTTGACAACGGGGCCAAGGTCTTCATGTCCTTCCGCAACCCGGAGGGTCTATCCTTCGCTAACGGTGACGCTCAAGAGGACTATGACATTTACTGGTATCTAATATCCAGTCACGACGGCTCAACCGGACTCAAGATGTTCCCATCTCCGGTTAGGCTCTTCTGTAACAATCAGGCATCTATCCTGCAAGCATTCTTTGCGAGGAACGGCATAGACGCAAGGTCGCTGTCTATCAGACACTCTAACTTGCTAGATACGAGAATTGATGACCTGTTGGCTAACTTCCATCTCATCAACAACGCCGCCGAGACATTCGTTGAAGAGGCATCCGGTCTTCTGTCCGTCAACATGGGTATGAGCGACAGGATACAGTACTACATCGACGTACTAGGTCTGACCCAAAAAGAGGACCTTATGGCCGGTGGCAAGGACTACGACCCCAACAACCCATTCGGGTTAGGGACTCGCGCTAACAACACGATGGACATCCTCATGGAGTTAGAAACGTCCGACACCAACACAGTCGGAGACATGAACGACACGGCCTACCAAGCCTACAACGTGGTCACGGAGTACATCGACCACCGATGGACTATGGACAAGGACGGCAAGCAATTGGTCGAGAACGAGAAGGCCACCGAGTCGGCGGTCATGGGGCCGGGTATGAGGATGAAGGCGAAGGCATACGAATTACTGGTGGCTTAGATGAAGACAAGAATCCGTAAGCCCGATGTGATGAAGTGTTGGTTCTGTGAAACTACCGGCTCAGAAAACGGAGTCTGTTTAGAAACCACAGGCATCAAGCATCCCGAAGCCGGGGTTCTAATCTGCCCCTCCTGTAAGAAGGAGGCTATCGCGTTTTGGAAACATCACTTTGACTTGGGGTTGTTACAATGAGTGCCGGCGTAAGAATCCCGGTGCTTGACTTCGGCATCATCAGATTGGAAACTACCGACAACGATTACGAGATTAAGGTTAGGCTAAAAATAAATGGCAGATATTTCACGGGTACATTGGAGAGGAACGAATGAATAATTTTACCACAAAAATAGATTGGGAAATCCTGTACAATCAGGGCGAACACGTGTGGAAGAAGAGAATGACGCTTGCGACCACGACAACAGAAAGACTATATACTGGCGACGACGAGGGAAGTACATGAGATACGCAGACGCGACAAAAGAACAATTGATAGAGTGCTTAGAGCATATCAATATGCTTGCATACGAGGAAGTCTATGATGAGGTAAGAGCCAACGACATCTTACTTGCCATACATGAGACAACCAACAACGTTAGACCCATCAGCATAGTAGGTGAGGAAGAATGAATATATTTGTACTAGACGAAGACCCTAGACAGGCAAGCAGATACCTAGATGATGTCAGACTCCCGAAGATGTGCGTTGAGACAGCGCAGATGTTAGCATCGGCAGTCATCAGACACGGCGCACAACCGGAGGACATGCCCCGTACACAGAAAAATACGCCGTATAGGGGAGGTTACAAAAATCACCCATGTACCCTCTGGGCCGGAGATTCGCGCTCTAACTTCATGTGGCTAATCAGGCACGGCATCGCTATGTGTGCAGAATACTCTCGCAGGTTCGGCAGAGTACACGCTTGTCAAGACCCTATCTTTCACATGGAGGCCATGAAAGACCTCATCCCACAGGGCAGACTCACAGACTTCGCACAGGCTATGCCTGACGAATTCAAGCATCCTAACGCCGTAGTCGCATACAGGCGTTATTATCACAGTAAAATTAATTCACCGGGTGGTGTGCGCTACGTTCGCACCTCTCCCCCTGAGTGGTGGTTGGGTGGTGTATGATGACTAATCCGACCTGCGTTTTATGCCAAAAGAAATGCGAGAACGAATGGGGCAACAACCCTGCTCCGCTCGTCAGCATGGCTTACGGTGTGTGTTGCGACCAATGCAACGTGCGCCACGTAATCCCGGCTCGCATGTACGGTGTAACTCACGTGTTATCGAGAATGATTCTGAGAACGGAGGAAGAATAGTGATAGATAAGATTGTTAGAACGACTAGATTAGGACTTGAAAGGGTAGTCCATAGCCCAATCGAAAAGTTACTTGATAGCAACGGTAAGCATTGGGGTTGGGAGTTCTGTTATAACGAAAGGTGGTACAGTAGGGACACCAAGAAACAATGTGAGAAACTACTACAACAATTAAGGGAGGAAGAATAGATGAGTGATTGGAGAGACGAGATGGGTTTAACTCAGCGTAAAACTAAAGAGATGTGGGAGTTGAATGGCTACTGTGATAAGTGCCGAAAGCCTACACGAAACATGAGTCAAGCCGAAAGAAGAGTGAGGACTAATCACACTATCAAATATTGGAACAATTTCTATCAGAATTTGATGGACAGTGATGATGTTATTAGGTGTGCCTTTGGCTACACTAATTTCTTTGAAGCGGTAGCGAATGGCGAATTGATTGATATGCCGGAGTCACCTTACGCCGCCGCAAGAATGTACCGACAATCTGCCGGACTACTTCACGCCATCTTTGAATATTTTGGCATAGGTGGACTTCAAACGGAGATAGAAAAGTTACAGTCTAATCCTATCTTCGACCCGAATGACGAATGGTGGCATTACAATGGTTGATACTTTTGTCGCAATAATAATCCTGTTTGCCGTATGGGTAATATTGGAGGATATGTGGGCAAGACAATAATGACGCTTGCGAACAACAAATAGAAGACTATATATACTAGCGAAGACAGGGGATAATATGGCAACAAAGATGAAGATGAATTGCATATACAAGAACAAGCATAACCACCGTGTGGTTCAGTGTGTTGGTATAGAAATGTCAGACTATGGCATCGCTACCTACCAACTACAGGACATAGAGCCGGATGAGAATGGACACAGAAGGTCGGTATACATGACCGACATGGATGTGGAACATTGGAGACAGATAGCGGGCAGGACTAAGATACACAAAGTCCCTGCACCTGAGCGTCAAGAAGGGTACGCATACAGAACCCGCGTAGTGGATGGGAAACTGTTCAGAATGGAGGATGAAGAGGAATGAGACTGACGCACAGTGGGATGATTGGAGAAAAAGAAGTCGAGATGCACCAAGTCGCTAAGTTTATTTGGGCCATCGACATAGTACGACACACATCTGAGGATACGAAAGAGTTAGTCGAAGGGTGGGAAGTCGGAGATGAACAAAAAGCGTATGCGTTGTTTGATAGTAAAGTAAACGAATTGAAGGAGGATGATGAAGAATGAGTTATAACCCAGAGTGGAAGGACTACTACCAGTACTTAGAGGACTTACGGTACTCAGGAGAAGTCAATATGTACGGCGCTAGGCCACATCTCAGGGAGTACATCTGCTACACCTGCGTTGAGAACCCACCAAACGCGGCAACCATATTAGCCTCATGGATGCGGAATTATGACGCACTGGTCGAAGACGGGGTGATTACCAGATGGGAGTGACTGATAGGAGGGTCAAAGTACCCGGCACGAACATCAAGGTGAAACACCATCGCGTTTTGGCGGCGGTGGCAAGATACCTCGCAGTCAAGGGTAGCGCACTTTCACATGAGTTGATGTATGAAGCAACCATGAGAAACGGTAAACCGATTTTTCAGTACGTGAAGGGCATTCAATCATTGAATAGCGTATTGAAGTGCCACCCTCACTTTGCAAATTACAAGGACAAAGTGGATGGTAGGCTCAAGGCTCATTGGTTCTTAGCAGACAAAGAGACCTATCTTCTCGGTGAGGGCCAAGCATTCCCAACAGAATACTATGACGCTAAAACTAACAGGAAAAAACCGGAGGGATTCTGATGCGTGAACCTACTAAGAATATGATAAAAATAACTATCGTGTGTATTATTAGCGCAATAATAATCATAGGTGCGGCGGTGACAGCATGAAAGATATAGAGCGAATTAAGAAGGCTCTGCACGGCATCAGAGATTACATCGTGCGAGGCCCAGATTGGAATCCCGACTGGTACAACGAGGTGATGGATGACATCCACTTCATACAGGACTGGTTTAACCAAATCGTGGAGGCCGGCGAAGAGTAAAACGACGCTTGCGTACACGTAATAGATAGTATTATATACTACGAACGTTAGCGCAGTATACCGAAAAGGTGATAAAATGACAGCAAAAAAGATAATGGTTGAGACAACAACAGGCGACACAACAATCCTGATGAGCGAGGTTGTGGCGATGACAAAGAAGAGGACACGGGTGACAGAAACATACGTCATTGTGGACATCCATATGAGGTCGGGTACGATTTTTACTGCCCGTATGTGTAAGGAGGTTGCAGAATGGTTAGAAGAGTAGGGGCAAGACGGGCGATAGCCAAGGTACTTCTTGCAAACCCAGACGGGCTAATCGCAGAGCAGATTATACCGCTACTAGACAAGAGGCTTACACACCACTCCATCACAGATGCGAGACACGTGAGCATTCTGCTTCGTGGTGCGAAGGGCGTTGAGAAAGACCCATACGCAGTCAAGGTGACTGACCTGAGTGGTGACACACACTACAAGGTTGCGAAGTACACGGTGACTGACGCAGAGAAACTCAAAGTGTGGGGGCGATTGGTATGAACGAGATGACAGATAAAATGAGAGTGCATTATCTATCAAGCAACGCTCTTGACGAAATTCAAAGTATGCTAAAAGAAAAAGATGCAATCATACAAGCGCAAGCAGAACATATCGAAGTGTTGCAGGACCTTGTAGTGTCGTTGGGAGGATTGATACCATGAGTGAATTAGCAGATAAAGTAATGCAGTTAGAGGAATCATTTGAGCAATTAGAAACATACTGCGAGTATCTTGAAAGGGCGCAAGACGCTATACATGAGGCTCAGTCTCATTTCCCTACAGGAGAGGGAACGGTGAACGTGACGGAGCCTTGTTCTTCGGAGATAGAAGACTGTCTTTATGAAGCGGAGGCGGCGAGAGATAAAATAGCAGAGGTTCTAGAAGAGGTGCGAGACCTATGAAGAAGCAAGGCAATCACATGGTTGATTTACCGCAACCGGAGTTAGACAGAGAAGAAGAGTGCGACCATTCGTACCCGTATGACCTTCTTGACGTACACGATTACGATGAGACTACTATAGTCTTTGAGGTAAGATGCCCGGACTGTGGGAAGATAGGGTTCGTTGAGGGTTCAGTTACAATATTACAAGATGTGGATTGGGATTACTATGAGTGAAATAGAAGAAAGAGTTATCGTAAAAATAAGAGAGCGAGCCGAAGTCGGTGAGAAGAAATACAACACCACGATGGAGAGGACTGACCTAACATACGAGGAATGGCTACAGCATTTGCAGGAAGAGTTACTTGACGCTTGCGTGTATCTGGAAAAGTTGATGGAATTGACTAAACATGTCGGTATATCCCGAAAAATAGATGACAGGGGGAATTTTCCATTACTGTAGAGTATCACGAATATAGAAACGCCGACTCTGGTGCTGTTTCAATAGACGAATTGATGGAAATGTTTGAGGCTTTAGAAGATGTTTTTCATGATTTTGAAATGACACATACCGGGTATTTTGAAACAATACATGAAAGAATCAGGCATTTCGGAATATATGACCCTTCTTATGAGGTACAAATAAATCGCTTGCGTGGCTTGATTGAAAACAGTTATAAGTATATGACGCTAAACACATTCAAGCAGAAGGTGCCGAGGCAGACAATAGTTGATTTCAAGCAAACTATGGCAGATGTATCGTCGGTAGTGAGAAGAAACAAGGGTGAGAGGAATGAAGACAACAACTGATTCGTTTTTCCTAGGTGACATGGACATAATCGCAGTGTCTCCGGTGTCTCGTAGTCGCAAGACAAGCAGAGTTATAAACCAAGCGGAGATAGTATTCGACAGAAATGGTGAAGAGTGTCTCCTTCAAGGTAATAGAATGATATACAAGTTGCTTTGCATCTTACAACACTCGGAATGGGTACCAAAATACTTCAACGAATGGAAAAAGAACATACAAAGTATGGATTACAGGGAGTTTGTTGATTATATTTGCGATATTTTAGACCAAAAGAAAGATTGCTTCTTAGATTTCGTGGAGTTTGAGGGCAGACGTTTATTAGTGTTGCCGGAACCGGCTAGGGCTTTGCCAGTCGGCATAAATGACGAAGGAAAAACCACCGGATATGTCAGTAAATACGGTACTACTATCTCCGAAGGAGACTTAAAAACCCGTACTGTCAGAGAAACAATTTACATTGACAGTGACAGGGGTTTGGCACATGCACGAAAAACAAAAGGTTCTATGTACAGATTCGTTGATACCGATGGCTATACGTTTAGTGCAAAAGAAAAGACTCACTGGCCTAAGATACTAAAGGCTTACGAAGAAAATTATAGCGGTCAACCGTGGGCCAACGGCACGTTACACACCGGGGTATTGAACCTCAAAGACAGAGACAGACTTGAGATGGAACGCATGGGGGCTATCAAGCGATATATTTAGTATATTGTTTCAGTCACTCACAAAATAAATTAATGGAGAGCAGTACCACGTTTTTGTGAATTCTTTATTTTATTCATTAGTGTTTTTGTTAATACCTAATCTAAAAATGTCTATGAAGAAATAAAATAAATAGGAAACATTAGAGCAGTACAGCGTTTAATTAATTCTGACGGCGACAAAAACAATAGAAAGATAGATAGGATTATAAGTGTGAATGGTAAGGTGATAGTATGACAGGCTACCGTAGACAACCACGAAACTCTAACTTAAAGATGGCAACTAGAATTTACAAGCATTTGCAACAGGAAGGACCTAAGACCACAGCACAGATAAAAGACTGGTTAAACAATGACTTCCGACCTAAGAGCGAAGGCAACGCAAGTAACAAGTTCAAGTTCACTGTGACAAGCGCACAGATTTCTGGACTTATGCGTACAAGCCCACTCTTTCATTGTATTGGTGACGATAGCCTGATAGGTGAGAACGGCAAGTTTTATGTTGCTAAAGTCTATCACATTGTTCCTGTCGCTACTGTGGTGGACAAGATGTTAGATGACAACGGCCAGTTGAAGACGCATCGACTCAGGAAGAGACTACCATCTGTGATACGCGAAGAGATAAAGAGCAGGGGGTTGACACTATGAGTTGGAACAATATCGTACAAGAAACAGATACGGATTTCGTGTGGCACAGGAGAAATGAGCCTACTGTCGAGACAACCAAGTTAATTGTATTCAATCAGAATGAAACAGGGTTCGCTACATTCCAAGCCGCTATGGGTTTGGTAGGCAGCCGTGAGCCAACACTGAGCATTTTTAGCAAACTGTTCAACGTATCGGCTTTCAACAGCATTCCAGAACCCGCATTCCCTGAGTGGAGAATGTATGAGACATTCACTAAGGCGGGTAAGAGAGTATGGGTGCTTAGGCTAAGTAACGTTCATCCTGTACCCCGTGAGGGTTCCGCAGACCATTCGTGGCTGTACACCTATCCTGTCATCCGTGACACAATCAAGCATCTGTCATCTTACGGTGTTGATGAAATGATTTACATGACCTCCAATCAGGTACAAAACTCCTATGGTTATGACAAAAAGGCTTACCTACATCTAAAGCCAACAGACTTAGCAATCTTCGATTGGGCAAACCAAAAAGACGAAGATTACATATATCCCTTTGATGTCAACGGAAAAGAGTACAATCAAGATATAATCAGTACCGTTCCCGCGTGGCACTTCTGTTCTTTATTCCAATCTTTTTGTGCTAATAATAACTTGAACCACTTAATCTATGTTGGCTGTACTTCTGACGGGTTCGTGGATGAAGAGGCACCAGAGACACTACTCTCACACTTAGAACATGACCATGATGTATGGCGCAGTTTTGACGGAAAAGACCAGATGCAAAAGGTTCAAAACCTTCTTAGTGAATTGGCTACTATGACGGAGGCAAGAGTGCTAGACGGATTACAGGGGGGTCTGTTGGATGACTGGATTTGATGTGTTTGACAAGACGTTAGAGTTCGCAGAGCGCAACTACTACATTGACATCGCAGACAAACTGCCTGTGTTTCTATGCAGTATCGGCGGTCACATCTTCAATGCTATCAACAAGTGTAGCAGGTGCGACTTCGACCCAGACAGTCCGTTGGTTGATGAAGAGAACGACTTTACCATTATCAACTGTCCGCTACGACATCCCAACCTACCCGTGTACACACCACATTCGCGGCTCGCTGACACACGCATTCACATCATGCTTCGTGGTCCCAAGGGTTCAGGTAAATCTATACTAATACTAATGTTCTTAGCAGAAGGCGCAGGTCTTCTCCACAGCCCTAACCACGACATGGGTATGGGTTTCCGCACTATGATGGGTCCTAACTCCGTTACCGAGGCAGGTATGTTCGGTAGCGTTGACGAAGAGGGCAACATCATGGGTCGTCCGCTCGCAAGAGAATTGTGCGGTGGCTTCCTCGGCTTTGAAGAATTCTCATCTATGTCTGACGCTTCCAAGAAAGACCACAGCATGGACATGAAGAATCAGTTGCTTACATCTCTGGACAATGGTAGGGTACAGAAGTCCATGAGAGCAGGGTGGGTTCAGTACACCACACGCTACACAGTATGGGCCGGTACTCAGCCCGCGAGGTTTGAGTTGGATTCTGGTCTTGACCGCAGGTTCTTCATCATCGACATTGACATGACCCCACAGAAGGAGAGGGCATACAAGCAAGCACAGCACCGCGCTTCTAACATGAGCGTGGAAGAGAGGTTGGACTTAGCAAACCTAAGCATGGACATCAAGTCATGGATTCGCACACGGATGGAGACAGCAATCGCAAATCCGCCAACGGGTGTCATCTTCGATGACGCGATAGGCGAATGGCTTGACCATCCTACTGTTCGCTCGTTTGAGAGCGACCTGTTTCGCCGGTTGGCTATAGGGTATCACATGATGCAACCAGACTATCACGGGGGAATGCCTTTACTCGTCACCCTAGACGACAGACTCAGGCAGTTGCTTGATGACTCGCTTGCCATGCGCCGCACGGTCATGGACCAAGACATGGAGTTGATTCGCAGTACGTTCTGGAAGCAGGACCTACCCAAGTCACAGGTAGTCAAGGAGGTATCCCGCATGATAACAAACGGTGATTATCAGTCTGCCAAGCGGTGGATTATGGAAAACCTTGAAGGACAGTCATGGTATTGGGAGTATGAGCCGAACACCAACAGGCGAGGTAGGAAAGGAGTTTTGTGCAGATTTGGACCGGATGCGGGTGACGATATATGACTTACGTGATTATGTGTGTCGAGTGTCAGAAGCAATTGTCATCCTATGAACGTGGGGCAGTAGTTTTTGTAGAAAGGTGTAGGTGCGAAAATGAAGAGTGAGCGTGAAATACAAGAGCGTTTAGCATCTACAAGTGATGCCTTCGTCATCGACGTTCTTAGATGGGTTCTTGATACTGACTGTCTTATGTGCGACCATCCCAGACGACGCGAGTTTGAGTTAGATGTTCACGCGCAAGAGTACGGCCCAGAGTTTCTGGAAATCAAATACAACTGGCCTGAGAACACCGTGATGAATCACATGGACAACCATGTAAACTACGACATCGAGGAAGCATCTCACATTGAGTCTGCGAGGTCACAGTCTATTGACACTCTTGATGCGGCGGAGGACATCGTGAATAGAATCCGTGGCTACCTTGATGAGTTAGAAGAGCAGAAAGAAATAGTAGGAATGAATTCTGAGTTTGTTGCTGATGCCGCTAAACTTATTGGACAGGCTAATAATAGTCTAAAACTAATTGGTCACTTGAAAAAGGAGATAGGAGTGGATTCTCAATTGCTTCTCGCACAGGCACAGATAAATGACATGAGCCGTTTGCTTGTCGATGTTCTCGGAGAACACCCACACTTGCTAGACCAAGTTGAGTTGAGGATGGCCGCACTGCGCGAGCCAATCCACGTTCAGGATGCGGATTATACGGTGGTCGAATGAGTAAGTCATGGCGGAGTGGACCAAGACGTTATCTCAACGCGCGCCCTATATACGAGAAGGACTTTCCTAAACTCATAGCCGCTATGCAAGAGGATAATCTTATTGCAATAATAACTTCGGCGGGTATACTGTGGTACAGTGGTGGTTACGAAGTCAAGCCGTCATCTATCCGTGATGTGTGGGGTATCACACAGAATCAGATGGCTCGCCTGAACAACTACATCTATGTCAATGACCCATTCACGGGTGATATTGATGAGTAATGCCTTCGCCGCTATTTCTCCCTTGTTCATGTGGACTGACAGGGCGGCAGTTTACAAGCATCTATGCAATAACAAACCATCTATACCGTTGATTCTTATGTTCGCTATCGAAAACAGGAGGGATATGTCCGCACAACGTTGGCGTAAATTGAATGGGGTTTTAGATTTGCCCGACGAAATGGCTTACGGTCTTCTTGCTACAGTCATCGAGCCGAAGCGACAGCGTTTGAATTGGCCTAAAAAAAAGTCGCAAGCACCAGTTGTTCCTTTGCCGTTCGCGCATGATGATTTGTACTGGCGAGTCATAGCCGAGAATGATATGAATGTCAGGAACGAGATTAGGCTACTGAATGATGAGTTACCAAAGTGGATGAAGAAGACTATGGAGAGGGATGTATGGGACAAGAGATGATGTTCTTGACATGCTTCTTACAATGGGGTATCATCTTTTTTGGTTATTACTTCTTACATGAAGCCGCTACGTCTTTTTTACCAGAACAAAACAAAGCACCGAAGTTAGGTCACGGGTCTGCCGATGCTTCATTTGTAGATGCGGCTATGTTTTTATCGCAAAACGAATGACTTATAAACACTTGCGTTATCTTCATAAACATGAGCGCAAACAATAAAAGGATACGCAGAGTCATTGTTGATTTACTTTACGAGTTTGGTCCTGCAACAAAGGAAAGGATGGCTGAACTATTAAGTCAAAAGAAAAATGTAAGAGCAATACCATCACCACACACACTATCCGCTTTACTATCTAAGAATCCGCAGATTATAGCAGTAGGCAAGGAGGAAGTCGAGAACGTTGTTGGCATCAAAGCAAAGCATCTCATTTATGACATCAACCGCAACCTGATACAAAGCAAGGAGGACATAACATACACGCGCACTCCCACCATAATGACACCACAACAAAAGCAGTCGGCACAGAAATGTTCCTGCGGTCGTGTTAGAGTCTTCCCAGAGGGGCATGATGTGTGTTTGCACTGTATCAGGGACCCGGAAGAGTTATAAGATTGAAAGTGTACCATACATTATGGTAGGCAGAGCGGCAAGCACGACACATGTTGAATATGAAATACTACAGTACATAGGCAGGAAGATATACCTTGATGAATTGATGGAACAGATGATACCACAGGGCGATGCTGTTGCCGAGAAGCGATTCAAAAAGGGCGCAGAGAACATCTGCAAGTATCTTGAGAACATGGCCGACCGAAGACTACATAAACTACCAAAGAGCCATCAAGATTACAGAGGCAAGGATGAATGAGTGAACGGTGGTACCTTGACCACATGGGGGTCATGGCTTTTTGGCGTACTATCATGGGCTTAATAAACATCGTAATCGCCGGTTTGATTGCATTAAAAGTATTTGAGGTGATATGATGGGTCGTGCTAAGATGAGGACTTGTCGGTTGTGCGGTAAGAAAGAAAAAATACTACAGAACAACATTGTCATGGTTACTTGTTCTGACTGTCGCCGTGCTATGTTTAGCGCCAAGACGCTACGCAGACAGGCCCGTGAAGCCAAAAAAGCACAAACTATTGAGGTAAAAGAAACACAACAGAAGAAAGTTAAGGTTCAAAGTGTGACCAAGACCGAAGAAAGAAATGGTTATATCACACTTTCATCATTTAGGACATGAGGGAAATGATATGCTACCCGGTGCAGAAATATCTACGATACTTGACATGGTGCTAAGTGCTGACAAAAGTGAGGAATTGAAAAGGGTTCTCACAGATGAAAATATACGTGAGGCTAACTTCGTCAAGAATCTATTGTGGGTCGCAGCCGACCCTAACTACGAAGAAGGGGATGATGCACATCTTGATTCTATACTACATGATAACACGCTAGATAACAGGTTTTTGCAGGGTTTGATGACGGCAATAGTAATTATCTTAGCCGCAGAACGACCATTTTACTCTAACAACCCCAACCATACTATACTCGCCAAACTATACGAAGCAGCCCATGCTCTGTTCTTAGAACAGGCTATTCGGTAGCATTATAAGTGTGAAAGTACACGTATAATTGTGAGCGAAGTGTGGGCTGTCAAACATCGCCCTTTATTGGGTGACATTGTAGGTCATCAACATGTTGTCGAGTTTCTGTCTTCTTCTGACAGCCCCGCTTCGTTCCCACACCTTCTCTTCCACGGCCCTGCCGGTGTAGGTAAGACAACGATGGCTCATGCTTTTGCTGACTACACCGAGCGACCCATTCACATATTCAATGCAAGTAGCAAGGCGACAAGAGGTATAGAGTTTATTGAGACTGACATTTCTCCTATTGCACGAAGCGGAATAGATTCTATTATCCTATTAGATGAAGCAGACCAGATAACAAAGCCGGCACAAATGGCACTCAAAGGAGTGTTGGAAAACTGCTCTTGTATCTTTGTTCTAACTTGCAATAACATGACAGGTTTGATAGAGCCGTTAGTTTCTCGTTGCCAACCCTTTGCGTTTGAACCTATTACTAATGAGGATGGAAAAACGGCGTTACTAAATATTACCGCAAAAGAAAACCTTGTTACCCCGCCGACGTATGTATTAGATACAATTATTGATACCAACGAGGGAGACCTACGTGCTATGGTAAACGGACTACAGGCATATTTTGCAGTCTTCAACGCACAAGGAGACCAAAAGGCTCTTGCGTTTGTAGAGAAAATGGCGGGTTCCTTCACAACCAAGGGCTTTATGCAACGCATAAATGACAAGGACTTTACCGCCGCGTTGAAGTATTTGGAGAAGGCGGACGATATTAGAACTACACTAAATATAATTATGCAATTCACAATTAGTAAAGGGGCTAACTTAGCCATCATAGGACACGTAGTTACGGCTTATCGTGACCTACAATTCGGTATGCCCGAACCTATAGTAAGGGCGGGCTTTTGCCGAAATATGGTGCAATCGGCACCTTTATTAGTGTGATAGTTAACGGAAAGATAGTGATAAAGATGGATGACACAATGATTAACAATATGGCTAAGACGCTGAATGTAAGTGCAGATGCACTCAAAGACAAGGCACAGGAAGTCCTAACTTCTCAAGGAGAAGCATGGAAGAATGCCGGTAAGTCTGACGATGACTGTGGTGTACTTGCACTTAGGGTTGCGGCAAGGCAAATCAACACGGCGAATGCTGCCCTGCGAAGAGCAGGTGCAGAGAACATAGAAGGTATGTTCGTTTCCTGTCCACGACCGAAGGAGTGGGGCAAGATACTTTACAACAAGATGGCTAACCAATTGAAGGGTGCTGACGGCAACGCTGTCCACGCTTTAGTCAACAGTGGTGCTATCGTTGTCTTTGAGGACAACCACGACGGCACATACTCTCGGATGGCTATGGAAGAGTTCGGTGGCGACGGTACGGTATCAGAATTGCCACGGCACACCATGAGACTAGATGAGAACACTCATTTCTATGTAGTGTGGGACAAGAGCAACCCGACCTTCCCGTCTGGTGACACCAACTTCAAGTACGGTAAGCCCAGACCGCAGGATGAGCGAGAGCGCACTTCTCTCTTCTTGACTACAGAAGGCAAGATGCTGACCGTCAAGGCACAGGGAGGGGCGGCTGACATTCAGCATCCGACCTTCGTGACCGGCGCTATTCCTGTCAGACTCGGTGCTAATGGTACTACGGCTTACTGCAAGCCTAATGTATCAGTCTTCACTGCCGACGCTTCTCTCAGTGAGAAGTACGACGCAGACCCTATGGCTATGATACAGGGCGGAGTCATACCCTTCGATGCGGTTGACAACGTTGACGCTCTCAGGGGATACTACGATATGCACCATGAGTCCAAGGACTGGTGGGACAAGGTAATCGCTGTACCTACTGAGGTCATTCACATTGACCCAAGAGACAATGGCGGTATGGTTCTAGTCTGTGCAGACCTAGACATGTCTTCGACTGCTCCTACCATTGACGTATACGTCGGTGCAGAGCATGAGAACCTAGTGGACTTTGCTGTCGGTACTAAGGTATTGGTTGTCGGTCAGACTTGGAGGTCCAAGGAAGACGAACAGCGAGTCAGCGTTTCCGGTTGGTATGCCTACGACAAGATTGAGGCCATGCCAGTTACCGAGCAGACACCTCTGTTCGATGACAACATGTCTGTCGAAGAGGAATACGGAGGGATGTACTGATGTCGGGTTGGGGCGCGGCGGCTAAACCCGCAGACCCATCCGTGGCACCTGCGGTTCCCAAGGTAGTTTACAACAGGGAATACTACTCCAATCTGTTTAACAGTCAGCGAGCGGCTCACAACGAGGGGCGCTACGCTCTAGTCGGACATGAGAACACCTGCAAGACCGGACTGGCTTGCTATCTATTAGAGCCTGAGATTCGGAAGGGTAGTAAGGTCTACGTCTTTGATGTGGACAATTCTGCAATGTCAACCATTGCTGACCTGTACCCAGACAGCGAGAACATCGTTGTCCTTCCTCTGCTTGACGAGATGGATGAGTCTATCTTCAATGAGGACAACAGCGTCAACTACTTGCAATTAATAGAGAAGACCAAGTACTTCATCAACGTCATCGCTGACAACATCAAGAACGGTCAGGATGTAGGTGGAGTCATCTTCGATGGTGGTTCTACGTTCCTAAAGTGGTGCGAGTTTGCAATGAGAGCGGCTCTAATACGAAAGGGCGTTATTGAGGAAGAGTCCGACACGTTCAACCAGAAGGAGTGGCGAGAGCGCAACAAGTTGAACCGTGACGTTCTGGACAGACTACATGCGCTACCAGTCAGCAAGATATTCAACACCTTCCACTTGAAGGCCGTTCAGCAGTACATGGACGACGGGTCAGGCAAGAAGGTGCTTATGACTGTAGGCGAGAGGCCGGATTGGGAGAAAGGGACAATGCGCCGATTCTCTCAGCAGATATTCCTGTCCCGCTTTATGAAAAAGGCAGATACCGCCGCCGGAGTCAAGGGTGACAGAACACTCAGCGAAGGCGAGTGGTGCGTCAAGGCGACCATCGAAGAGATGAAGGGTCGCTTCATCGAGTTTGTAGGACAGACACATACGATTCTAACAGTGAAAGACGGTAAGGCTACATGGTTTGGTCTTCCGTTCTTGCGGAGTGATTTGGATGATAGCGGTACCAAAGAGTGAATTGGAAAGTCTATTGAAGAAAGCACAACGCAAGAGCGTTGATGGTTGTCTTGTCGAGTCGTGCATCATAGAACACGACGGCAAAGAAACACTCAGCATAACGTCGCTTGTAAAAGACGGCGTTTCAAGTGTGGGAAAGTTTAGTCTAAAAGTAATCTGTGAACACCCGCAGATTTGGCCGGTACCAAGTATAGACAATCTTCTCAAAGTGTTGAAGTATCACGGTAGGACAGTGAGACTCACAGGACAGCGAGAGTGGAATTCTCAGATACAGGTAAGGTCAGGTAGTAAGAAAACCACACTTACGGCAAGTCCGCAAGCGTTGGCCTATCCTTCCTCGCCCGATACTTTGCTTGAATGGCATACGAAGTCCACTAAGATTGCAGAAAAGATAAACTTAGAAACAATGTCATATGAAAGCGCAGAAGGACCGATAGCATCTGCGATGGCGTTTCACGTAGATTCTACAGATTTGTTTGAGGCTTTCCGGTGCGATGGTATGAACGGCAAGAAGACCGGCAAGTATAAGTTTGTCTTTGATGAGAATGGCTTCCACATAGAAACAGGCACAGAATTGAAGGGTCTAACTAAGACTACAATCAACGGGTATGGTTTTGGTGATAGGAGGACTATGTACTTTGAGGGTGGATTGGAAGACCTGACAAAACAGATAGTAGGTGACGTAACTCTGGGCTTCGTTCAATTCCGCACACGCAAGGGTAGCGCAGGTGAGTGGGGTTTAATAGTAAAGATAGACGATGACTTTGTATTCCAAACGTCGGTGATAGAATGATAGTCGAGCGAGGCAGAGGCAGAGCGGTTCACATCAGATACCGCGACCAAGACGGAGAGCGGCAGACGCTTGTGGAGAGGGACTTCTATCCCTACTGCTTTGTCGAAACGGCTGACCTACACTTGTTCGATGCTGTGTACAAGGAGGATGGCTACACAGGTCTATACGGAGAGAACCTGACTAAACTCGTAGTCAATGACCCACAGCAGATAATGGAGATACAGGAGAGAGCAGACACCTATGGCGTAAAGACATGGGAGGCGAACATCCCCTACGTCAACAGGGTACTCGCTGACAGAACAAACCCAGATGACCCCATACCAAACTACGACCACAGGATATGGTATCTTGACTGTGAGTGGAATCCAGAGACAAACGCTATGCGCGTCATGGTATTCCATGACAGTTTCGTAGGTGAGACTCTATGTCTTTATGTTAATCCTAACTATGATGCTACCGACGAAGCCAACGTTATCAGTCCACACCCAAGTAACAGAACACCGGGTCGTCGTGACTCTAAAGGTAGGTATGAGTTTCCCAACGAGGAATCCATGCTACGCGATTTCCTAGCCCGTTTGGATGCGGCTGACCCAGATGTTATCACAGGGTGGTATGTGGTCGGTGCTGACATCAAGACTATAGCAGAGAGGTTGTCGGCAGTTGGTCTTTCACCCAACGGTCTTTCTCCCATGAAAAGATTTAGGTATCAGTTTGGCGATTGGTCGCAACCTATCGCCGGCATAAACTGCATAGACCTTATGGTTGGATTCTCCAAATTATGGGAGTTGAAGAACGGGAAACTACCGGGCTACAAACTTGATGACGTTGCTGAGATAGCATTAGGGGAAAAGAAAGTAGCCCTGCCGGATGGACACAATACCTATCATACGGATTTGGATTTGTACTTAGACTACGCTATACAAGACGTTGACTTGCTACCTAAATTAGATGCAAAAGTAAATGTCATAGGATACTACACGGGGCTACAGCACTTAGTGCAGTGTGACATCCGAGCGACTCCTTACATCACCCGCATGTTCACAAGCCTTGTATTGCGAGACCACAAGTTTTTGAAGCGCATCCCTACTAAAGCACAGTTTGAGAGGGTGGACTACCAAGGCGCAGATGTCATGGAGGTCTTACCCGGCCTGTATAAGAAGATAGGTATCTTAGATGTCAAGGCTATGTACCACAGCAACGCCGCACTACATAATATCTCATGGGAAACCCTGCACCCAGACGGAAAAGATTGTGGTAATGGAGTCAGGTTTGCACAGGGAGGCAAGGGACTTCTGGTGCGACAGATGGACAGGATGACTGAGTTGCGTGACAAATACAAGGCGTTGAAGCGGGATGACCCTGACAACAAAGCAAGGTGGGATGCCATGCAGTATGCGTGTAAGTCTCTCGTCGCTTCTATGTATGGCGTGTGTGGTGACGCTAAGTACGGAATGTATCATCCGCAAGTCGCAGATGCAATCACATTTACTTCACGGCAGACTCTAAAGAAATTACGGGACTGTGCAAAGGAAGTAGGTTGGAATACTGCCTACGGTCACACTGACAGCATCTTCGTAGAGGGTGTGGAAATGGATTGGGAAAGGCACGTAACCGCTACTCTCCACAAAATTGAAACTATCAATAAGAAGATGTATCCCATCGAAGTACAGTTTGAAAGATACTGTAACACCATGATTCTCATGGCAAAGAATCGCTATGCGGGCAACGTGGTGTGGACTGATGGCGAATGGCATGACCCTACGTTGTACGTCAAGGGTATCGAGATGAAGCAGTCTCGTATGCCACCTGTGATGAAAGATGCGATGCAGATGGTCATCGAAGGAATACTTGCCAATAGAGGGAAAGATTATGTCCAAGATAACATCAATGACATTATACTAAAAGTAATATCTGGTGACGCAGAGCCGGAGTCTCTCTGTATGAAGGGGAAACTGACTAAGAACATCAGCGACTACAAGGTTCTATCCGGCCCTAGTGCGGGTGCGGCATGGGCCAACGAGTATCTAGGTAAGAGATACAAGAGTGGCGACTTCTTCTTAACAACCATAGGAGAAGATGGTAAGTACATGGCATTCGATGACCCAGAAGAAATCAAGGGTCTATACAAGATAAACTACAAGGAGATGGCTGATAGGTTTATCGTAAAGAAAATTCAACCATATTGGGAAATGATGGGGTGGCCGACGCAACCCCTGTTCAATATGCTAGAAGGCAAGGGTAATCTGGTGTGGTTGTAATAAGTTTTATAAGTGTGAAAGGAGAGTGAACTATATGACAAGAAGCAGAAAGATGAGTGGCAAACTGACAACAAAGCAATTACAGGCTGAATTGGATACTACTACCAATGAGTTTAGGTCGTTCGTGAATGCCATAATACCAGAAGTGATGAAGCATAGCGCCCTAATATACGCCCTACTAGAAGAGATGGGTAAGATGGAGAAGATAACCTGCGTACATTGCAAGGAAGAGGTCGCCCGACCCACACTGTCTGAGTTAGAACAAAACGATGACTGCCCCGCTTGCGGCAAGAACCTGTTCGGAACAGAGCAGACATCTCTGGATGATATACTAGAGGAAGAGTGAATGGGTGGTTATTGGGGTGGCTTGTTAGAAGCCATGCGTATACGAGATGCAAAGCAGGAGGAAGAGTGATGGAGTCTTCGTATATCCCCGGTCAGGCCGACGCTCTCAGAGTCAGTAAGTCGTCTTTGATGACGTACATGATGTGTCCCAGACAATACTATTGGAGATACGTGGCAGACATCCCCCGTGCGCCCCCGACTGAGGAAGCGATACGTGGCGGACAGATACATGAGGTCATGGAGTTCGGGCTGTTAGAGGGTCCTGAATCTGCTACGGCTAAAGCCGACGAATTAGGAGTATCCGGCGACCCTGCCGTAGATGCTCTTACACTAATAATACATCAGATAGCACATGACGTAGGTGGTTTTGAGGTAATAGAAGCAGAAGTAAAGCACATGGTTCCAGAATCCTACAACGGGCAAGAGGTTGTATGGGTAGGTTTGATTGACGGTGTTGTCAAGTTTGACACGGGTGAAGTAGTTCTAGTGGAATTAAAGACGGGTAAAATGAATATGGGTAAGTTAGGTCGAACCCGTAAAGAATTACTTTACTATAAAAGAATGTTAAGTAAAATGGATGGGTACGAAGAGCCTACACATTTCTTGTATATCTCACCCGACTACGAACACAACCCTGATGACAAATTGCTACTAGAAGGTAACAAGAGAGGTAAGAGATTGTGGTTGGGACCGGAGGCAGGGATTGCTATTTTAGAGCCAATAGGTAAGCGAAGTATAAATGCTTTTGAGGAATCTTTAAGTAGCACTATAGCGGACTTAGCACTCCAACAATGGCCCATGAATTGGAACGAGTATTTCTGTCCTCTTTGGTGTGATTTCGTTCTGTCATGTGAGGCCGAATTGACTGGCGATATAGGAGAAGGTGAGTATTTATGAATAAGATAATAGTATGTGCCGCTTGTGGTGAAGAAGATGAGTGGGAAGGTTTTGAAGATGTATACAGAGTCACGGGACAAGAGGGGCAACCGCCCGTTCTTGTCACCATCGCGGGCTGTGCCTGTGGACACCAACAGGAGGTTAAGTTAGATGATTGAAATAAGAACAATAGAATTTTCAGAGCCGTTAGTCACATGGCAGGATGTCATGCCAGTGCTATCAGTTCTAGGTATAGCGTTTATAAGTGCAGTAGCCTACCTTTATTACAAGTTGTAGGTGAGACTATGCTAAGTTTTCCAAGAGAGATAGGGCTTCGCCGTAATGTTTGCGATAGCCGTCAGGCTTTCCATAAGTATGTATCTCAGTTGAATGGTAAGGCATCTTGTTACACAAGTCTTTACTCATTTGAAAGAGTAGACCCTATGAAGCCTTGGAAGATGGATGCCGATTCTGCTATCATAGACCGTGCGTGGTGGGACTTTGACATGTTGGAGGGGGGTACCCTCTCCGAGGTAAAAGACGACGTTAAAACGCTTCTAAATAGGCTTAACGGGGATGTTCGTCTGGTGTTCACAGGTAGGGGTTTCCACGTACATCAATTCTTTACCAAGCCAGTTTTTGGTATGAGTGTGGCTAAACATATAGAGCGTTATCAGAAGGAGATGGCAAAGGGCCTTGCGACTCTAGATGGCGTAGGCCACCCACAGAAACTAACGAGAGTCCCAGATACCTACAACCCAAAGAGGAAGGCATGGGCTGTCAACATCCCTGCTGATGCTTTTGCAGAAGACCCACACGGTTTTTTCATACCAGAAAGACCCACAGAAGAATATGCTTGCCTTGACCCTTTCTGTGGTAATCCCGCAGACTCCTGCTTTGACATAGTTCAATGGATGGCCGACAACCCGCAGCAAGAGGTATATCACGCTTGCGACAAGTTTGAGGGAGAGATAGGCACCGCAGACCTAGTACCTATACCACCCTGCCTACAGAGCCTTATTTACCATGAGAATCCAAAGCACAAGGTCAGAATCGCTTTGGCGCTACATCTTGCTGAGAACCTACGCAACTTCGCGCCTCCACAGTCTCTTACTTCGCAACAGAAGAGGCAGATAGCAGAACAGATTACTACATTCATGGAAACGTTGGGTTGGAGGGACTTCAATCCTCACATTACACGACACCATGTCGAAAGTATCATGGGGTATGAACACGCACCTGATTACTGTCTCGTTGACGCGGGGCCATGTTGGGCGCACACAAAGGTAAAAGGGAGGTAGATAAATGGCGATAGCACAGAAAAAAGCAAGGTGTCTTATGTGCGGAAGCACTAAGGGCTTCATAGAAGTACATGGGTCTATGGCATGTCTTAACTGTAAAACTAAAATTATATCCTGTTGCGGCGATGACGGCTGTATAATTTAAGGATAAAGTTAAATAGAGTTGATGTAAGCAACCACCATGTTGCTTGTAGACGACAGGGAAAATCCCAAGGTTATAGATAAAATCCTAATGAGAATGGGAGATGCTAAGTTAGACAAAAAAGGAGATGCGAGAGTCCTCCGTATGAAGTCCTCAGACTATCGCATGGGTACGTGGGGCATAGAGGCCAAAGAGATAAACGACCTGTATCGCTCTATTTTAGGTCTAGGAAGAAGCAGGACCATCGTTGACCAACTGAGAGATTTAGAGAGAGACTTTGAGAATCCGTTCTTAGTCGTCTATGGGACTAAACTAAAGCCGTATGTACCCGGAGGAAGACCGACTGCAAGACACATGGCTATAGAGATGGCGCGCATGAAGAAGACCATACAACAATTCAAGAAAAACTTCTATCAACGCTTTCCGAACATACGCTACATGGAGTTAACTACGATGGATGAGTTTGTAGATTGGCTCGTAGTAAACCACCATCAGATTAACGTTAAAAGTAAAATAGGCGTGTCTAAACTACCTCTGGACATTCAGAAAGATTTGGCAAAAGAGAAACTAGACCCGCGCATCAAGGTGCTGTCTTCTCTAGAGGGAATCACACCGAAACACGCAGAAGATTTACTGCAAAAGTTTGGTAGCATCCCTAAGATACTGGCGGTTAGAACTACACAGAAATCTATCATGGAGATTGAAGGGCTTGGTAGAGAGAAGGCCAAGCGCATTTTAGGCTTGAGAGAAAAGTACTAACCAGACTGTGGTAATTGGTTGCTTGGTGATGAAGTCTGTACTGATGTCATAGTTTGTTTTACACCAATATTATTTACAGTAACAGAATTGTATTGTGAAGTGTCGTCACCCGACCCGGCTACTCTACTTAATTCTAACTCTATAGTTGTGTTAGGTACGTTTGCGCCCGATACCCTTTGGTTGAAGAGTGTTATTTCTGTGTCCGCTATGTTTGGTTGTATAACTATGTTTTGTGTATATTCAGTGCCGTTACAGATTATTCTAGCAGTAAGTACAGCGGTACCAGATGAACCTAGATGGGTTGCATTACCAACAATATGTAAAGTGTCAGAAAGAGCGTTAGGAGGTATAGTAAAGTTCTGGGTAAATGCGCTAGAGAAATAAGGACTGTTTGTATCTTCAACATTACCGACACCGGGGAAAGTAAATCCGCTGCTAGTGTTAGTTGCGTTTCCTCCGCCTACATTGACATTTGCGGGTGGCGTGTGTGCTGCGGTTGTTTGTGGCGTAGCAGACGCTCGTTGTGCGCCTAAAACTCTACTTTCACCGGCACCTATGGAATCGCTTATACTATTCATTCTACCTCTCATACGTGACATAGTTCCTCTGTTAAAGGTATTCATACCTGTCATACGCATTGCTAGATTACCCCACCATCCTGCCGGTACAGAACCCACAGGAGGTCTACCAGAAATGGGCGGTCTGCTACCAGAACCACCGTCCTCTATTCCCGGCACGGATGTAGGCGGTACTGTTGGTTGTGGGTTTGCCGCAAATGTAGGTTTCATAACTGTATTGCTTGGCAAGAAAGAGGTAATGTTGTCTGCTCTTAGAGATTCGTCAACAGATAATGTTAAGGTCAAGTTATCTTTACCTCCTGCCGCTATATCCCAATTAACTTGTTTTATTACAAAAGTTTCATCATTGTAGCCTAGTCCTGCATCAGTCAATTTGACAAAGGAAGCAGGATGATAGGATAAGTCCTTTACAACATGTATTCTTGGCGCGTTAAACATAGCGCGTGAAGAGTCGCCGTGGAACATGTAAAACTCACCAAACGTTCTACCACCTAATGGGAAAACAGAATCGCTGTTGCCTGTGGTGATGTTGCCGGATGACGTACCTGCGGTGATACCTGCTAGTGTGTTCGCATTCTTGTATATGTTAGAGCCTGATGGGTCGCCACAGCGTTGTCGTAGTAAGTCCTTACAATACTCAGCATTGAAAGAGACAGTCATGGTTCTTGCGGGGCTAAACGCTGCGCCGCTGTTGTTCCAGTATGAGCGAGGTATAGGGACTTCATAGAACCCGCTCCCTTTTACAATAGTTCTGCTGTATCTTGCTGCGCCACTCAGACTGTTAGGGCCACCAGTACCAGTGATGTTAGCGGCCTTAATTCTGTCGTTGCTATACTCATAATCAATCAACCAAATGTTAAATTGTATTTCATCTACAGTTAATCCGCTTGCTTGGTTTTCAGCCAAGGTCACAAACACTCTTAATTCTTCTCCGGTTTCTTCGCTGACAGATGGACAGTGATTTGGGACATGCACGACCTGTACTGCGTGACTGACTGAGGAAGACCCGTACCAATAAAAATTGTTGGCCCACGCAATATCGTCTGCGCTTGTGTTTGCCTGTGAGTATCCTCCCTTGCCCCACCTTGCTAGAAGTGTACCGTTGGTTCCTAGATTGCCGTCTAGCGCATTACTCATACCCGTAAAGAGAGAGCCACCTGTTCCTAAACGAGTCCACGATGTGGGAAGAATACTGTCATCGTTTTTACCTTGTAAAGCAATATATGGGTCTGCTATATAGCCATATCTTCCTGCATCCGTTAGTTTGTTTGTCACCAAACTTGTTGCGCCATCTTCTGTGTATGATGTGTCGTTAGGTGATACTGTTATGGAAGCATTGGTTTTTCTACTAGCATTGTATTCTTTTTGTGCCAATCTTTCTGCTTCTTTCTTGTTTAGTATTTTTGGAAATTCTAATACTTTCCAATTAGTAGTAGAGGTAGTTGTGGCAGAAGGATGGTCAACAAAGTCTTCATTATTATTGTAGTAAACTCTTACGTTGGAAACTGCGCCTGATACTTCTGTTTTTAGATTATTAGTCATTACGTTGTCACGGGTAAATATCTGACCACTGTTAAATTTTGGTCTAAAATCAATTCTGCCGTCTTTACCACATAACCAAGAAAAAGAAGTATGATGATTGTATATAGTTCCAAATCCTGCGCTTTTTGCTATATCACGCAAGGTATTTGTAAGTGGCTTTACACCTGCTTGGATAATACCACCGTAATCATCTATTATTGAAGTAGTGCCATCTGGTGTTAAATTTTTTGTAATAGGTATATTGTTAATGTCATAAAGAGAAGTAAGTTTTGTTGGAGGATTCCAATTTTTTGTTAGGCTTGTATTCCACAACATGCGTATTTTATCATTATCATAAAAAGTACCGCTATTTTTTGCTTCTACTTTACCATCAATGTGCATAAATAATCTTGTAATATTTTGGCTTGCGGTATATATTGTACTGCTAACACTTACTACTTCGTAATCATAATCATCTGTAGTTTCATCTGGTGCATCTTTTATATCAAAGTTATGATTTAATCCTACGCTGCCTCCGGCTGCTATATACGCATTGTTTATTTCAGTCATAATTTCATCAGGCGTTTCGCTTCCTACAGGTGTGTCCATACTCCATATACCACCTAGTTGTATAGGTATTTTCCAATTGTCACTTGCAGTCCATACATGTATACCTGCCATATGACCACCAGTACCGGCAGAACCACCTCTAGTTACTACAATTCTGTCTGTATTTGTACCGTCGCCTATTTGTACTATTGTATGGTTTTTACCTGTTGTAGTGTTTTGTATCATCATACCTTCTGCTATACCCATTGCTGTAAAATCTGTTCCTGATTTTATAAGGGTGTATAGGTTTGTAACTACACTTAAGGATGCGCTATCAAATGATGTACCTGTTTGCTCTGTTGTATTTTTGCTAGTCCATTTAAAGTAAGCGTATTCAATCGGTTGGTCATTTGATGCTGACGTAGTTTGTCTGGGAACAAATCTTCCTGTGCCACTGTTAGCAAATATATCTATATTGTCAACCTGTATTCCGGCATCACCTCTAAGTGCATCTTCTGATAATGCTGTTACATCGCTAATAATTTTGTATGCGTTTGGATGTACGGATTGACCCGTTGCTTTGTTGTTATCTGATACTATTGCTTCGGCCCAATAGTTGTCAATTAATGCAGGGAAACCAGATGTTGATACTGAATAGTCATCTAAGTCTGTAGTACCTCCGCCTATTTGATATGCGCCTCCTTGGTTTGTGTATGTGTTTAAGTTAAAAAATGGCGATGTATCGACTATACACATGGCACCTCCCTTGTCTTCCCAATCGTGGTATCTTGCGTTGCTTGGTTCATTTACAGGAACAAGGCGTGTGCCACCGATTGCCTCACCGTTATCTGTACCGGCAAATTTTTTATCTAAAACTAATGTATTTGTAGCATTATGTAACACCCTATATACTCCATCGTGTTTAGTAGTGTTAAACAAATGCACATAATCTGATGTAATTCCGTGGCTATTTTTTGTTACAAGTAAGGATTGAGTTGCTTGTCCACCAATACCGCTTGAATTGTCACTTAATGTTGCGCCCTCTATTGCTGTTGATGATGTACCCACACCGTAGTTGGCAGGTTTTGAGAATCCTGCATTTGTTACTGGGTCTATTGCGCTGATGTCCCACAAAAACATATCATCATTTAATTTTAGTTCTGTAAATTTATCAGCCAAACCGTCTGCATTTAATTTATCAACGTAATTAAGATTTACTGTATAATCTGTTGATGGCGGTATCAAGCCAAACTCTGTTTTTCTTGTACCTCCATCTGCATCTGCATTACCATCTATTCTCATATCGGCCCACAACACCCATAAATGTTTATAATCATCCTCAAAGTCTAGTGGTAAAACCCATACAGCATTTTTATAATTATAATTTACACCATTGTATGATTTAGTACCTGTTCCAATATCAAAATCAGCATCAATATATTTACATCCTAACATATAATAACTACCACTAATTTCTTGTAAATCCTGCCAAATAAATCTACCCGTTTTATTTGGTTGAGTACCAGAATCTTTACCTATGTCTGGACCGCTTGTCCAAAATCCTTCTGCTCGTATTTCTGCAACACCGGCCCATGCTTGTCGTGCTACTAAACCATTGTACAAAGCCGCTGATATTTGTACGTGCTTGTCATCTTTGCTTATATCTGCTGCTACGTTAAAGTTTGTGGCTACGTTTCTAACGCTAGTATCGTTTGGGTTGTATCCACCTGTTATATCTGTGTTACTATTTGAACCAAGGGGGTCATATTTTATTCTGCCAAAATGATACTTAAACCACAATGATTGTGGCAAATCTCGCATCCATCGTGCATGTTGCGCTCTAAATCTTGCCTTACCTATATCGCCCGTTTCAAGTGACACTGTTCCTTTTTCTTGATTCCAATAATATCTTTTTCCGCTTGCTAATGTACTACCTGTTGTAGTAATAACTCCATACTTGCCCTCTAAATATGACCTAAATGGGGTATCTGTAACTACATAATATATATTTGGAGTAGCAGCATAAGTAGTGCCGGTTCTATCCGTAGTATAAATGTCTTTGGCTGCCCTTACAGATGATACTGTTTGCTCTCCTAATATTGACAAATCTAACGGGCTTGCGTTTGAGGAAGCCTGTGCGGTTGTTGATGTATCGTCTATATCTATGTTAAAAGTATTAGGGAAAAAAGTATCTCCTACTTTAAGTCCGGGGTCGCCATCAAACATTATTATTAATGTATTACTTTGACCTAAATTGGTGCTTGGGTTGCTCTGCAACCACGTTTGCCATGCTGCATCTTGCTCTGCTGTTGACAAGTTTGTTTGCCACCATGAATTTAACATTGATGTATCAACAGGAACTCTACCACCTAAATAAATAATTTTGGTGCTTTCGGGGGTATAGGTAACGCTATCTGTAACCAGTCTTCGCTTTACATTTCTTACTATACTACCGGCCTGACTATTTACATCTGTCAGTGCGGCATTGGTTACGTTATGGTTTGTTGTTCCTGTAACTGTAATAGTATCAGAAGCGGTAATGGTAGTAGTATCTGATAGGATATATGCCGTTTTTACACTTCCAGAATTTGTGTCATAATACTCATAATCGTTAGACGCATCTACAGAAACTTGCTGTATTCCTATTATTCCTTGTCCGGCGTACTGCTCTTCTATACTGTTAGGCCCATGCTGTATATCTTCGTTGTTGTACATTTGTATAGGCATACCAGAACCAAGTTGCAGTCTTTGATTTGCGTTTTCTGCAAAGGCGTTTGCTTGACCAAAACCAAGTTTGTTATTTAGTATCTTTAGTGGTCTTGTTCCCATGTGCATTATACTTTTCATACCCTCAGTTTCAGCAATCCAGTACGGACTATCTTGCTGTAACTGACCTACATCCCACATTGGAATTTGTTTATTCATAATAGAAGCACTATGACTTGCTTGTAATTTTATAACGCGATGTGATTTTTCTTGTTGGATAGCCATGCTAGTTATTACCCCTCTCCATACTGGTCTATCTGTACGTTGTTCTTCATCTGAAGCAAACATCAATAAACCACAGTCAACCGGGTCATTGTTTGAAAATAATTCTTTTAAATTATAAGTATAGTTAGTAGCAGATGTACCGGCAACACCATCATCTTTATCATCTAAAATGTCAAAATTAAGAAGTGAGATACCGTTGTTCGGCCATGTTAATCTTAAATTGTTTATCGGTGTTTCTGCATGTCTATCTTTGTTACTAAGTGGATTTGTTAGATACCTTACAACGCCAACCCTATCAAGCAGTAAATAACACGCGGCTTTGGCAGTGCTTGTTGCTCCATTTGTGTGTGGTTGATGATACATTTCATAACCGTAAATTTCATTAGCAGATACGTTACCACCAAACGATGTACCGTCTAACGAATAACCTTGTGTTAAACCTACTCTTGTACCGTTAACATAAGGATAAAATTTTTGATTTGTAAAGTCTATTCTAAAATCTACATCTAACCAAGCGTCATCATTGGTTTGAGTTTGTGCAGACGCACCAATATAACTAGCCCCGTAGCAATCGTAAGACGGATAGTGCGCATAATTTGTACTGGAAAGCACACCGCTTGTTGTACCCAAAAGTAGTTTAAATTGTATTGCCGGTGTACCCGTTAGGCCCGCAGTAGTTGTCACGCCCGCGCTAGTCGTAGGAAACCCTATCTGAAAGTCTACCTCTACTGGATACTCACCGTTAGCAAAACTAGAGCCACGAATAGTGTTGGCTTGGTCTACATCTCCGTGATGACATCGCGCTGCTATTCTAGTATGAAATACATCATTGTCTAATCTTGTGTTTAGTGCGCCGTCATAGGTTATTGATGGCACTGCGTCACCCGTACCGTTGTTTACTCTCTTTATAACAAGGAATGGTTTGCCACCGGGAGACTTAATAGTGTAAAACAAATTTTCTGGTGTAACGTTAGTGTCACTACCGCTAAAACTTAGGCACTCACCAGTCCATGTGCCAGTCAAGTGTGCAGATTGATAGTAGCGGTTTGGTTCACTTGATGTGTACCAAGAGTCAAACTGACCTGCTTTTTTGTTTGCATATTGTGTGCCTGTAATACCACTACTACCATCGCTTGTCTGATACGGCTCCATAGCCGACCTTCTAAACGTAGCATCCTCTTGACCTACAGGCAAGACATAGGTACCCGTAGTGTCGTATCCGTTTGCTATTAGTTGGTATCCGTCGCCGCTGGCGATACCTGTGTCTTTATAGTTGGTGTTGCTTGTACCATCTCCAAACTTAAATCTGTTAGGAGCAAGACCGTTAGGATATTGCAATTGCGCTCTGCCGCTCCAATTTGAGTTACTGTTTCTGTTAGTATCGTGTGATAACCACTCAAACATACCGGAGTTTTTAAGTTTGGAAAACTCACCCATTGTGACACCAGTGATTCCATCTAACACAGTAGAATAGTTTTCTCTATCAACTACTGACCATCTATACCTAGGATTTGACGTAGCCTCGCCGTTCATAGGGTTGCCGTGATGACTCTTTAGCGAAGAGTAAGAAACTGTTGTGCTTGGGTTATTTAGGTCATCTGCTACAGCCCTAGCACTGTTAAAGTCATCATAGTAGCCCGTAAGCCAAAATGAATAGTTGTCTGTACATGGTCTTACCATAATTATCTCTCTCTATATGCTTTGGCTTGTAGTCGTCATATCTATTCCGCGCATTCTTGCCCCTCTCTCTACGTGGTCTAGTATCTCCTGTGCGGCTTGCTCTGTTGTCATGCCGTTAAAGTTATTAGTCATAATGACCTCAGTGTTTACTAAAAGGTTTTCCACGCCCCTGTTTACAACCTGTCTTACCAAGTCTCCTGTAATGTTTGATGCGGCCATACCGTAGAACAACTCTTCTCTTGCGCTGTTAAAGTCCAACACAGATTGTGTTGCTTCTTCCATAGCATTTGCTACTCCCTCTGCAAGAGCGTTAGAGTCACCCTGTAGAGTTTCTAAGGCACTAGCGTTTGATTGTATAGCATTTAAGATAGCATCTGCTCCTTCTTTACCAGATAATTCAATAAATAATACTAAATCTTCAAATTCTTCAAGTGTTAATTTAGCATCATCTATTGCTTTTTGAGTCATATTTTCTCCTGTTAAAATATTAAATTCATCAAACAAAACACCACGCCTTCTTGCGCCGGCTCCTGTTTCTAATTCGTCTAAAGCATCAACAACACTTTGTATTTCTTCCTTTGTGATTTCAGATTCTTCTAGTATTCCTGCTAGTCTTACTTGTAGAACTTCACCTAAAGTTTTTTGGTCTACTAAATTTTGTTCGTTTAAAGCCTCTGTAGCCGCTACAGACCCTCCGGCATATTGATTTACTGCGGCTGTAGCATCTTGATATTTCGCAATAAGCGAGTCCAGTGATTGTTCTTGGTCCAAAAGAGCATCCATAAACATTTCTGTGTCTGACTGTACGAAATTTTGTGTTGCGTTTGACATTTCTTCCATTTCTCTCTTTCTCTTCTTTTCTGCGTTATTAAGAGCAACTAACGTTCCAATTAGAACAGCAACACCTGCCGCAACTCCTACTACTGCTAGTGCATTTGCCGCTATAAATGCTTTAAGAGCCGCTACCTGTGCAAATATTGCCGCAGTATTAGATACTCTTGCGCCTGTATCTGCATTTGTGGTGGCACTTGAAAACGCAGTTTGAATAGCAGCAAGCCTATCTGCTATAGTTTTAGAAGTAACGGCACCTATTTCTCCCATAATAGCCAATGTGTTTTTTTCACTTGTGTCTAAAGCCATTTTATCAGCAGCAACTTTAATTAAAGTGCTTCCTGCTAGTGCTACTTGCTGTGCGGCTAAAGCAGCAGCCCCGGCTGTCATCAAAGACATACCTACTCTGTTTGCTGTTGCGTTATCTGTCATTGTGACTAAAGCACCACCGAGACCAATAACTGCTCCACCCAGAGCAAACATACTCTGTGCGGCTCTTGCATTAGCATCGTTCATTTCTTCTGTTGCTTGTCTTTCCGCTCTCAACGAAGTTAATTTATCACGGGCAAGGAGAGATGATGATTCTTGTTCTATCGCTTGTTTTTCTTCTAAAATAGCATTTAATTTCATTATCTCAAGTCTTAATTCCTCATATTCGATTTGTTCTAATTGTAGATTGTGTTGCGTTATTGTTGAATCCTCATTATTTATAACAGCCTGTTGATGTTCTATTTTTCTTTCTTGTACTAATTCTCTTGCGTTTGCTAACTCTGCGTCTTTTTCTGCTATTTTTGCCTTTGTCTGGGCTATCTCTGTTGTTGTTTGTTTTAAAATGTCTTGATGTGCTGCTCTTCCTTCGTCAGTTAATTCACCAAGTAGGTTTAATTCTGTTTTGGACATATTTACAAATTCTCTCTTTAAAGAATTCAATTCAGCAAGAGAATCACTAGCACTTTGATAACTTGTGCCTACTCTGCTAAAAGCCTCTTCGTTGACTAATTGGTCGCCGGCCATAGCCCTACTAACAGCGCGTTGTGCTTGCATAGCAACCGTCAAAGCGGCAATGTTTGTGACTACTCCCAACACAGGTACTATAATGTTCTTTAAATTTAATCCTAATGCAGCAGCCCCCTGTGCTGCTTCTGGTAAAGCGGCTACTAGGTCAGATATAAACAGCGTAAACTTTGCTTGATTTTCTGTGGCTAATGTCAGAGCCGGCAGAAGATTCTCACCCAACTCGGCCCTGTAGTTTGACAACTCTGCTTCTGCGCTTCTAAAGTTCGTAATCTGTTCGTCTAATCTGTTATTTACTTCTTCAAGAGCGGGGAATAAGGCCATCTGTCCTTCGTGCGCTAACTGAGTAGCCCTTTCGTAGTTGTCCATCAACTTGATAAACCTTGTGTAGTGTCTGTTTCCTGCTACGCTTTGTGCTATTGCCTGTCTTTCAGCCTTAGTAATTTCATTCCATTGACCAGACAAATCACCGAGAATTTGAGATAGTGGTCGTAGATTACCATTAGAATCTTCCACGGATATATTCAATGCTTCTAATTCCTTTCGTGCGCCGTTAGTATCTGCTCCCAAACGTGCGTAAATCATCCTAAGCGCACGACCGGCCTTACCCTGCTCTTCACCAGTCTCGATAAGCACGGCTGACTGTGCCGCCATCATTGCTATGCTTTCGCCGGTAAGATGTGCCTGTGATGCGAATTGATTCATCACGAACGTAACCTGCTCCATTGTGGACGCAGAACGATTCTCAATGGTGTTGAGTTGGTCCATAACAGCAAGAGTATTTTCTCTTATTTTAGTTCCTTTTTCCTCCGCAGTAGCCAAATCTTCTGTATTTTTTGTCATAAAGAAAAGTTGCTGATTTAGGTTAATAAGTCGCTGCATTGCGGCTTCGGTTTCCATGCCGCTTATTAGACCAAACTCCATACCTAACTGCGTACCTACCTCGGTCTGTCCCGGCCCTAATACAGAAGCCAACTGCGCCATCTTTGCGGCTGCGCTTAGGGCTTGGTCGCCCGTAAAACCAAACTCAACACCTACGCGCCGTACTCCATCTGCTATCTGGTCTATGTCCTCGCTTGCGTCTAAGAACTTACGCAACTCTATCTCAGCATCTTCCATGGCCTCAGTAAACGGCAAGACGCTTGTGACAAGCCCCTCTATGCTTGTTCCTACCACGTTTAGAGAATCTTGCATGTTGGCAAAAGTATCTAGCATGATAGAGTTAAACACAGTCATGGATGTATCTGCGTCTTTTATCAATCGCTGCGCTTGGAAACGACCAACCACATCGAAGAAGACCATTGATGCGCCCGCTCGGTTGACAAGCATGGCGACCGCCATAGCCATCAAAGCAAGGAGACCCCAAGGGCCGTTTAATGCAAACCCGGTCTCAATTATCAAGATACATCCACTCCACCTACTGCCTTACGGCTCACTACATATTAGGCTAATACTAAGTGTCTGATAAATCTTGTTGCTGACGCTTCCTTGCTTCGCGCCTAGCATTTCTACGTGCTATAACGTCTTTTGCGTCATCTCCGGTCAATCTAGGTAGTCCCGCCGCACCCGGAGTTTTCTTAGAAGCCTTACTATGGGCCTCTGCGATAGCATCGTTCATATCTATGGCTATGTGCATATCTAATTCCATCAGCCACTTTCCGCCTTCTTGATTGTATTTTAACCAAAGGTCAGAAGGAAGAACGCCCTTAAACGCCATGCAAAGTGAGGGTGCCACCCTCACGAACTCAAAAAATTAACTGCACCTTCCTCATCGTCACCACGGACAAATGATAGGATAGGAAGCAACTCTTCAACAGTAAATAGATTTACATCAAAACTTTCATCAAGCACACACGGAGCAAGCCAATTGTCTATTTGTGACTGTAGCCCTGCACCTTCTTCATCAAGAGCCTCGGAAAATGCCATGTTAGTTTCTTCATCCCATTCGGTAGGGTCGCCCTTGTCAGCGAACTTTCTAAAGACCTTAGCCTGTGCGTTGCTAATCTTTAGTTTTTCTATACCAGATGCTTGTCGCACCCAAACTTTGCTTCCATCGTCTAACTCAAACTCTTTTTTCTTGACCGGCATTTTTTCTCCACTTCCTTCTCTCTTTAACCTGTGTTGGTTGTTTCGCTTCTCTCAATAATCGGATACTTCCGTCCTCTTTAAGTTCCCATGTACCTAGTGAGTTCATAAAGGTTTTGGATGCGCCAGCCCTTGACATAGCGCAACCCACTATCAAGCAGCATACCAAACAACAGTAAGCATTTTACCTGCACTGCCATTGCTTAGGTTTGCACTAATTATAACATCACCATCATCTATAGCGGCTTGTAGCGCGTTCTGCATAGCAGTAGCGCCTCCATAGAATGTACTAACCCTAAGTTTAGAAGCGGTTGTTACCGTCATTCCACCATCGAATCCCATCTAATCAGTCCTCCTTCTTAGCAGCCTTCTTTTTAGCGGGTGCCTTTTTCTTTGGTGCGGCTTTCTTAACTGGCTTGGGCTTTTCCATAAGTCCTATAGGAAGCGACTGCACTACCGCAAGAACCTCAGAGTGTCCCATAGCCTCTAGTTCATCCATCATCTCATCGGGGATTAGTCTGCCCAATTCGTATAACCAATTTCTGTCTACCATTCCTAACCACCTCAATAGTCGCTAGTCTGTAGATTGCTACCCTTCATCTTTACGGTGATTGCCTTGTTAGCACCCGTAGCCTTTGAGTCATAGAATGCTTGGAAGCCTACAGACATTCTAGCAGGGTCACGGCCGCTTACAGAAGCCGTGGGTGCCTCAAACCTAATGTTGTAAAGGTCAATCTCTACGAATTCAGTTGTGGCTAGAGTACCCGCACCTGTAAACTTTAACTTAAGAGCAGGTGTACCCTGTCCTCTGTGTATCTTGTGAACCTCTGTTGCAGTAGCCAAGTCTTGGTAAGAAGGCTCTCCGGCTGCGGTTGTATCGTCTGAGTATAGAATCTCGTTGAACTCCATTGTTCCGGTAATCTCTCTAGTCCTTGATGGTGGCATACGAGTAATAGTGTTAGAACCTACTGCGTAAGCCGAATCAAGGTCACGGTTAATGTTTATCTCAAGACTGACTGACCTAATCTTAGTGGACTTGTTGGCGGCTCCATCAATGAATAACTCGGCTTCTGCGAAGTGTAAAGCGTCAACATCGTTACCAGAGTAGGAAAACGAGGTCTGAATTGTGTCTGGTGCTGCTTCTGCTTGCCCTAAGAAGTCCACCGAAGCCATCACATACTCGTTTAGGTTTGCGCTAAGAGAAAGTCTTGTAGCAGTCATACCCGTAAAAGTGTGTTCCTTAGACTCTCTACCAACCCTAATAGTGTAAGATGGGTAAGTCTCAGTCGAAAGCGTTGGCTCTTCAAAGATATGCTTCTTGCTACCGCCAATTGTTGCTTTGGGCGTATCAATGTCTGTGCCACCAACGCGCCCACTTATGTTATCAGTAAATAGTGCGGCAAGACCGAAAAAGTCGTTTGCCTTATCTAGTGTGGCTTCTGTTTTACCACTTCCGGGGATAGTAATGTATCCGTAAACTCTACCGGGTTCTACACCGTTGGCGTAGTTTTCGTATTGTACACACACTGTGTCATCAATAACAGTTCCCATATCGGCAGGAGTAGTAAAGGTACTGTCTGCCTTGTAAGTAGTAACTCCTGTAAGTTGAGTATCACCGGATACACCTGTATACTTAAAGTAAGTTCCGGCAGTTGTGCTACTGGCATCAGGAGAGCCAAGAATACCATAGCCGGGGTTATCTGAGGTAACTGCGACTCCTGCGTGGAAAGTCCAAGCGTTATCTGCATCGCCACCGGCCACACTTCTAACTGAATTTGCGCTTAGAGTAATAACTTTTGAGCCTTGGCTGCCAGTTGCGAGGTTGTTTGCGGAGTCTAGTTCTGACTCAGCACCGTTGCGAACCTGCCAGTAACCAATCTTATCTACTCCGTCGCCTCCGGCATCATCGGTGATTGCTCCTGAACCGGCGGCGTATCCAAATCCTCTTTCCGTAAAGGTAATGTCATCGTAAAAGGCTGAGTGAACCCTCTTGGTAAAGAAGGAAGCGAGGATGTTGCCCATAAAGTCGTCAGGCTGAACTGCTAGGTTTAGCGAACCCTCAGTGTATCGAGTGTTTGTAACTGCCTTCGATGCAACCTGCCTTGCCATGTCTGACCTAACTAGAAGGTCGAACGTAGCCTTAAACGACTCGTCGTCAACTTCTCCAAACACCTGCGTTCCTGACGGCTCTTCACCGTAATTTGTTTCTTTTTCTAATGAAACGTATCTATTCAACCATTCTGCTCCTGCCATAGCAATACCTCTACTTCGACGTAGCCTATGTGTGACGTATAAATATTACCGCCGAGTCATTTTTATTCTGCGTCTATAAGTAAGATTTAATTCGTGAACGCACACGGTTTCGTCATCGTCTAGTTTCGTATCCAGATTCATATTGTAACTGTCCAGACTGTCAGTAGTTCCTCGCAGTCCCGTATTTACATACAGTTCGTCAAAGACTTCACCCATGATATTTAGACAGAGCCTATAACAGTCTTCGTAGTTAGTACCTTTTGTCGTTACAAAAATACCTATAGTGTAGAGTTGTTCTATTTGGGAGCCTCCTAGAGCATCAAAGGAAGGCGAGGATATATTCTGAAACATTACATGTATTGATGGTGTAGGTATTCTGCTTATCATCTGCGAAGACAAATCATAACCATATATCATAGAAGAATCAGACACGTATTTTTTGATGTAGGGTCTGTTTGATTCTTTTAGTGTATCAATAATTGATATACCCATGCGAGCCAACGTATCCTGTGCAAAGTCAGATAGCATCAATTCCTCTGGGTTAAATGCGCCGTGCTTGCTATAATATACAGAAAACCAGTTGACTGAGCCGCTAGTATTACCAAATGATGCTGTTGCGCTGCTTGTGCTTGCGCCGACTACAGAATAAAAAGCGTCGTTGCCGTCAGTATCGCGTAGAATTTCATGCGTGTATAGTTTGGCGTTACCGGCTGAATCCATTGTAAGTCTTAGCATCAAGGGTACAGAGTTGTCCTCAGAAAGATTTAAATCTAAGTCATTGATAGTCACAGTGGTCGCACCAACCAAATCTAACTGTGTATTATTTCCCTTGCTCTTGACCTGCACCAGTTTGGTTCCGTTGTCAAGGGTCATAAGCACTGCACCAGAGTCGGGAGCCGTATTGTAAGATAGCATTGCAACCATAGTCATGCTAGTAGCGTGTCCTATGCTGTACGTGCTGTTAGTAATGACCCAAGCGCCCCCAGAGGCCGACCCCCCACTACCTGTAAAGGCATCGCTTACATTTGGCCCTGTGGGGTTTGCAGGGTCTTCACCGCGTATTCTAGCGTTAAAAAACTGATTCTTATTTGCTACTGCCATCAAAATTCCTCCAATTGCATTTGTCCAGATTTCATTACTTCACTTGCTTTCATTTGCTCAATCTCTCTTTGCAACTCTGGTTGTTTACTGTTTAGTTGATTAATTACTTCTCGTTGGAAGTGAGCGATACTACGAAGACCTCTAAATCCACGCCTCTGTATTTTAGGGGCGGGTTTACCTGTTCTTTTCATACCGGCACCATAACCCTTCATAGCATAAAGAACCTTACCCATTCTTTCTTGTTTTTTCTTCCAATCTGCGCCGCTAACTCCATCTGTAACGAAACCGCCGGTACCAGAGGGGTTACTAATCACACCTGTTACCTCAAATGGCCCCTGAGTATTTTCGTATATCTGTGTCAAAGAAATATCATTCTTATTCATACTGCTTGCTCTAACTCCGGTAGGTGGCTGTCTAAGTGTTGACTTTCTTGTTACAGGGTCTAGATTTTCATCTTTGTCGTAAGAACCTGCAATATACTCTATTCTATCTTTTAATGCAAATCTAAAACCATAACCCAAAGAACGACCAATCAATTCCGGTGCAGAGCCTCCGCTACCCCGTCTAGGATTGCCTCGACTCATGGGTGACATAGAAGCGCCTAATTTTTCTTTGACTGTTTCACCAGATATTCTAGCGTCAGTATCATCTGCTGCTCTTTTCAAACATTTTTTAATAAATTCTCTTGACTTTTTATTAGCAGTTTGTGCTATACCATGTATTCCTGCATTGACTTCTTCTTTGTTAAAAGAAATAGAAAACTCAGTATCATTACCAGTAATTGTAGTTTGTCCTGTTGCCATCTGTACGATTCTAGTAGCCATAACATCACCTTAGTCCACAGAGCCAAGATGTGCCAACCTACGCAAATTCATAGTCCCTCTTTCTCTTAGCATATTGCCTCTAATGCTGTCGCCACCACTAAAGAATGTACCCTCGTCCTCCATATAATATGCCGCCGCTAGGTCGCCACATACTTCTCTAAGTACGTGTGCCATCTCTCCTTGTTGTACTGGAACATTATCAAGATGGTCTGCACTAATTCCAGTGACTCCTGTAAGGTCATTGGTACTCTTACCTGTCCACGCAAACGAATCACCGTCTATATTGCCGTTTCCGGCGTTGCTAAAGCCCGTTCCTGACGTTAGGGTTATCGTGGTAGCCCCTGCCGCTACCGCGCCGTCTAGCGTTGTCTCAGCGGTCTCTCTTGACGGTACATCTCTGCCGTAATCTCTAAACTCTTGGTCGATGTCTATACTGGCTCTGCGAATAGCAGAAGTTAGCCTACTAGCCGCAGCCGTGCGCTGTGCGCTGTTTAGACCCAATCTTTGGCCGACATCAATTGAGGAACAGTAGAACGCCATTTAGTATCACCATAATTATTATTGCGTAAAGCATACGCTTCTGTGTTCGCTTGTATGAAGCGAGTGATTCTTCAAGGTTTTCAATGGTGTTCTCAAGTCTTGATAGTTTAGACTCAACCCATTTGAACCAAGCAGAGGCCATGCGCCCACTCATTCTGCTTCCTCAAGGCGGGCTATCAACTCGGCCTTTACGCCGCTAGTAGATAAGCCCTTCTCCTTGAGTAACTCTTTGAGTTCTGCTACCTTGTACTCCGAGTAAACCTTTTCTATTACGGCAATATGTTCCTCTGCCTCTTCTAGTTTATCCTTACCCTCTTTAGCAGCGTCTAGTAACTCATCTAAAGTTATCTCTCCATCTGCCATCATCATCTTGTATTTCTTGTATCCCCAAGCCGCTAGACCTAAAAGCGCACCACCGGCTACTAAAACCATTTCAATATCATCAAAGATACTGGACGAAGCGGCCTCTACGCAGTCTGCTATGCAATCTCCTACTGTTGTGTTATTCTCACTCATTTTTCTCACCTATCGTATATTATTTGTTTTACGGCTGACAATGGTATTACTGTAAAGTGCCTCGCATCACCGGGCCGGTAAAGTTTGTAGCCATGAGGTGTCTCTTCAATGTTTACC